GAGTTTCAGTTTGTAACTGTATTTCTACTAGCTGATAGCTACAGTAGAAGTGCTGTACTTCCCAGCACCAATCTTTATATAGTTTACCGTGTATACTACCTAAATCTTTGAAGTATCCGCCTAGCCCCGACCTGATGTTAAAGTATAAATGAACCATTCTATGTCTTCCTTATATCTTTGCCAAATACAGATACTAATAGCCATTATTACTTCAAAAACTAGTATACTAACTATTGCTATTGCTATCATACATGACCTATTTGTTTAGCAAACTGATAGCTTGCAGTATTTTTTTGTTTTGACTCGCACATAATGTCTGCGTAGTCTAGGAATGTTCCAGCCCATTGATTAACATCTTCGTTCCAATAGAACTCGGAGTGAGCGCGAAGCTTGGCAGAGGTAAAGCCTTGTGACTTAAGCTCTCTGAAATCTGGTCTAGTTCGTCCACAATGATCAACGAGAATGTCTTCCCTACTAATCGAGTAGTGGATAACTGGGCGGACACTGCGCCAGCTTTCATGTAGTTTTTGTACACGTGAATCTGTGGGCTCAATGTATTCTCCAGTAGCAATCCAGTGATGATGAATGTCAAGTACTAAGGCACAGTGGTCTACTAATTCTAGTGAAGCATCAATGCCCCATGAGAACTCAGCGTTCTCAATAGTTAGAGTGTTCCGTGCTTCAGGTGTCAATCTTTTTAGTGCTGAGATAATACCTTTGGGACCTTGTTTACCGCCTATGTGTACATTGCATTTAAAGTCTTGAAACTTTTTGCCGTAACCCATATAGCGAATAATATCTGCATGATACTCAAACTCAGTAATTGACTTTTCAACTGTACCTTCGTTATCTGAAGCTAACACGCAGAACTGGCCTGGATGAAAGCTGACTCGTACATCTGCTGCACGGAACTTGTCACCGATACGGGAAAGATTCTTTTCTAGGTAGTCTACTACATCGGACTGAAAATAAAACCACATCCAGTCATCATGTGAGTATCCAGTAAGTAGATCACTACTAAGTCTAAACATACGCAGACCTGCTGGTTGCTGTGCTACCCAGTTAGCTTGATTTTCAAGAGCTTGAATGTTAGTACGCATTAAAGCCCACAGCCTTTCGGCTGCTGCGTCTTTAGTTTGTTTAGCAAGCCAGGTAATAGTAGTACCTTTGGTCTGACAACTAACTAAGTCTGTGGATTCTGAGCTTTGAATTTTACACGCAAAGCCAATGCGTTTTTGATTTTGATTAAACATAGTAGTTATTATACTAAATATAAACTGTTAAATCAAGTAAATAATTATAAGAACAGCCCAAGTAACACCGAAACTTTTTAATAATGTAAGTGTTTTCATTTTGTCACTGGGCAAATTCAATTATCGTATAATACCTTTTTCTAATCGCTCTGATACTAATCGTGCGTATCCTGCAATGTCAACCCAGCTATCCGCGTAGTCTGGCTTACCGTTAAGGATTCGTGCTATTTTGTGCACAATCATTTCTAAACTTTCTTGCTGATCTGCCTGCATATTTTTCCAGGTTGGCGCAGCGTGTAGAATTTCTTTGAGTTTTTGTGTAATTGCTGCCATGTCTTTAAAAGGTCCGTAATTCTTTGCGCGCTCATCTAATACTTCAATAGTAGAATCTCCTACTGTAGTATAAGAATTTACTGTAGGAAATACTACTTGTGCTCCACCAACTGTTCCTGGCATAGGCATAGTAATGCTATCTGAGCCACGCGCACCTGTAATAAACGCAGGCGTAGTACTTGCTTTATTATCTGCTTTAGGTCCTTGGTGTGGTTTTGCCATAGGAAATGGCCACATTGATCTTAATTCTTGTTCGGGTGTCATAATTAATTGTTAGTTAGTTAAAGATTAGTATAGAACTCTTAGAATTCTATAATAATCCCTCCTAAAAGGAATTACCGTGTATGCTCACTGCAACGAGACTCACTACACTACATTCAGTCTGTCCCGCTGAACCTTGCAGGGTTCTGCTTCGATGATGAATTGTAAGGATTAGGATTCATTTGAAAAACGCAGGCAAAGCTCAAATCCTGCGCAATAAGTAATTATACCTTAATTCTTTACTCAGGTCAAGAGTATTTTTCCGGAGCCCTTAGTAAGGCCGGTAACTTTTTCTTTGTTTTAATCTGTTTTATTAATTCAGGATTAATACCTTGAAGTGGATTAACTGCTCCCGCTGTTTTTTGATATTTCTCATAAACAGGTAATAGTTGATCTAAGATTAATAACTCTAGCTCTTTGACGTAAGTATGTGAAGAATTCATTTGGTACCTCTAGTTCGCCCTATTATACCATTGTTACCCATTAGTGTCAATACTAAAAATTTTTATCCTATAATTTTATAGCAAAACAAAAGCCCCCAAGAGCGAATCTTGAAGGGGCTTTTGAACATCTATTAATATATAGAGCACGCTGATGTTTTTTACTCAAACAGGATTTTTAAGCTACCACAGCTACCTGTCCCTCAATAGCAACTCGGTGTTGCCCACCCGTTGGCGGTTAATCCATTGCGGTGTTTTATAAGGGGAGTGCACAAGTATTCTGTCAAACCATGAAAGGTATGCTGATTACTTGCGACTGTCGTGAATTAACGCATTTGCCAGCGAAGTATTGGCTTAGCACTTCTGCCTTGGTTCCACTATCGTTGGACTCCCTCAACGACTGGTAACGACTATTCAGTTTTTAGTCGGGATTTCGGTTCCAGCGCATATCCGTTTTACGACTTTTGGTCGACTGTTTATGCAATTATTTATGACCTGCTACAGTTCAGGGTCAAGAGTAATAAAGTGTTTCTCCCATATACTACTACTCTGGGGACTAGCCTATTAACGAGGGCAAATTCGACTGCTGGTATACACTTTAACGACATGCTGCAGTTTAGGGTCATGCACTATTATTTAATCACCCTTGCTAGGTGTCGCTAGTGAGATTCCATACTCACATTACAGAGCGAAGCTCTGCTCTTGGTTAGATGATAGCTGTATTTGAAAGAGTTCTTTCTCTAGAGTTCCTGCTGGTGTGTTACTCTAAACCATAATTAGCCTGCTTTTAGGAGTATCAAGGCTAATGTCCCCTCCTGACTGAACGAAGTCATCGGCTAAAGCATAACGCTGCTTTGCGGTATCGAATAAATTTAAACTCTATTATTATCTGAGTCATGTTATTGTTTCATCTCGTAACATGATCGAGCATATTAAGGATATACCTTGACTCGTAGCGTCTAATACATTAAGTTGAAAGGGTGAAAGTCTTAATGTATTAGATACTGCTAGAGTTTCGCCTAAATTGCATAGGCTCGTCAGAAGGTTTGTTGTCATCATCAATTTATAAATAAATTATACTCTAATTTAATCATAACTTCAAGTAAATAATTTTTATTCTTTCTACTTGGTACTCCATGGGGGAGTCGAACCCCTCCTTACCCGCGTGAAAGGCGAGTGTCCTAACCGATAGACGAATGGAGCAAAAAAGTTGGGCGACCACTAGAGGCTTCGGTGGTCATCAAGTTGTTATCCAGACATATGTGCTGGACTCATAACACCCATAAATTAGTATTATCGTGCCGATTCTGGAAGTAGCCGCTAAGCTCCCCAATGCCATTGGCAGTTATATCAGGATCAGTCACTGGCAGTTTTGACCCGAATAGCCGTAGCGTCCTACAGGCATACCTTTGATAACACTAATTTATGAGTAAAGGGCTGTGGCTCAGGCTTACCCACAATTAAGACGCTATCTTCAAATGCGATTACTCGGCTGAAGACTGCTGTCACCCTATCAATTTATATAATAATTATATAGCGTTTAGCTACACATTTCAAGAAAAAAATAACAGTCGTTGCCACTATGAGCTAACTTCGCAGGTGTGTCGACATACAGTGACTGATTGGTGAGCGAAGAGATCGTTGACAAACGGGCGGCATTTTCATGCCATTCATTAAGCCCTTCCCGACTGTTTATAAATAATTATACAACAAAATAGGCAATCAAATCAAGTATAAATTTTTATACCAATTTTTGACTAATCTTACTTATTATATAATACTTTCTTAAAATTATTTAATCTCTATTATAGTATAAATACTAAGCAGTTTCAAGTACAAAATTTTTGTCTAAAAACTCCACCCTGCGTTGTCAAGAGCTTCTTCTGCAGTCTGCTCTGGTGAGACCCCTGCATTCCAATTGCTCCAATAATCATAGTCTGGAATATCTTCTACACCTAAACCACAGCTTTGAAAAATTGTGCGGTTTACTTGTTTCATCCATGTTTCAAAGGAAATTTCTTTTGTCATTGTGTTTTCTTTAAAAATTATTCTGGTATACCAGTACTTTCGAGATTTTCGGATAGCATTTCTTGGATAAGTTCATGTAGACTTGAGAAGTCTCCGTAGAAAAAAGCAGCTTCAAATTCAGTCATTTGTTTCTCCAAATTAAGTATCTATTATACAAAATTTTTTGAAAAAATTCAAATTTATGATTTTTCCGGTTACAGGCTGAGGTCGGCTAGCGTGCGTAAAAATTGACTTGATTTTTGCAACTAAAAGCCTTATAATGTTATTTCTATTATTATTATTTTAAATAAACTCATGGATATAGCAACAGCATTAGATGCAGGAACAACAGAAAATTTACCTAATGGTGGGTATAATCTAAAACCCCCTACAGCTTTAGCCACAAGAGCCGCAAAACATATTCGTAACCTAGAAGCTCAGCATCAGGTGCATTTACAAGCACTTATGCAGATACAACAAAGGGAAGCAATACTTTTGCAAGACTTGGAGAAATATAGACTAAAACTAGGAGAGTTAGATGCTGAATTACAGAATTTACGCACATCTAGAGGGCCGATTAGCGGCATGGATAGTTCAGGCTGAAAGTTACGAAAAAGCAATAGAGTTAGTTAAAGAAGAAACCCAGATAACTTCAGCAATATTATGTTTACTAGAGGAGAATGCTACATGAATATCATAAGAGCAGCAATCCTTTTTGCAACTTTAATTATACCGATTTTTATCGTTGAAAAGGTTTATGAATTTAGGGTCAGCCGCTTAGCTGAGTATGACCAAAAGACAATAAGAAGTTTTACTTCTTTATCAGAAATGGAACGGGAATTAAAATGTATGACTCGCAATGTATACTACGAAGCCGGCGGTGAGCCAGTTGAAGGTAAGATTGCAGTAGCCCAGGTAACATTAAATCGTGCAAAAGATGGCAGGTTTGGCGCAGGTATTTGTGGCGTGGTCAATGCAAAAAGTGTAGTACTTAATCGAGTACTGTGTCAGTTTTCTTGGCTTTGCGATGGTAGCGAGTCAAGACGCCCAGTTAATAAAGCTCTTTGGGAAGAATCCGAAGCAGCTGCAAAGAAAGTTTTACTAGAAAACTTTAAGTTGCCAAGTTTAGAGTCTGCTTTATATTTTCATGCAGACTATGTAAACCCGCAGTGGAAAGGCATGGAAAAAGTTGCAAAAATTGGTCGTCATATTTTTTATAAAACTAAATCAGAGAGTGTTAAATGAGTAATATTGAAACAGGTAAAAGTGAGTTACCTAAAGAAGAAACTACTATAATGTCAGTAGTTGAAAAGATTAAAAGTAGCAAAAGTACTATTGATCCAGTAGGATGGATTAAGGAGCATGTAGCTAATATTAGTGCTACAAGTCTTCATATTATGTCAGTAATCTTACTACACTCTTCAACTATTCCAACGCTTCTTAGCTTAATGTTTGGTATAAGTGATAAGACGCCTATATTAGATATGGTGTTATTACTATGGGCAGCACTATTAGCAATGTTTGCACAAGCAATAATACAAAAGAACTATGTAATTGTAACAGTAATTACAGTTGGTTTCATGGTTCAATCAGTTATAATGGCCCTTATTTTCTTTAGGTAATAATATGAGTAGTGAGCAAGATAAGTTTAATCATAGTCGTCGTCTACAAAAAGATGAAAATGCCATTAAAAAACAACTTAAAATTGTAAAAGAACACACTCATATTAAAACCGAATATAATCCTAAATTAGATCAACCACATAGATTTGCTAAACATCATGCTATGGATTGTGGGCAACCTAATTGTCTCCTATGTGGTAATCCACGCAGGACATGGAATGAATTAACTACACAAGAAAAACGTCTTTTTCAAGACTTAGAAAAAACCACAGACAAGCATAGCAACGGAATACCAAGCGATGATAATCCATAATCTTTTTCCAACTGCTGTTGGTACGTTCAATTTAGGGTCAGACCTTACTACTGAAGAACTAACTTTTATTAGTAATCTGGAACTAAGAGGTAATAAATTAAATCTTACTAGTGCAGATACTTATTTATTCAAACGACCAGAGTTGGCAAAGATTGCTAAATTTTGTAATGATTCTCTTCAAGAGTATTTTCAACATACATATGCCCCTACTTATGATGTACGGCCTTACATAACTCAGAGTTGGGCAAACTATACAAATAAGGGGCAGAGTCACCATAAACATAGACACCCAAATAGTATAATATCTGGAGTATTCTATGTACAAGCAATAAAAGATATAGATCGTATTATATTTGAAAATCCAATTTCTGAGATACTTAAATTACCAACAAATGAGTTTAATGCATATAATTCAGATTCCTGGTGGTTAGGGGCCGAAACAGGACAACTATTACTGTTCCCATCCTCTCTATTACATCTAGTCGAAGAAGTAACTACTGAAACTACTAGAATTAGTATTTCATTTAATACATTTTTCAAAGGCTACATAGGTGAAGAAACTAATCTAACCCTTTTGAATATAGAAACTTAAATAGCTTAAAAACATATATTTGACTCTTACAGCCAAACTTGATATAATATAAGATTAGAAAGAAAAAATACTATGAAATATTGCGTAATTTGCAGCGAGGATATTGCAGAGGGGCGTTCCCTTTTAGGCTATAAAACTTGCCTATGCTGCGGAGAACGCAAAGCGAGGGAACATCGTCATTGTATTGTTCCACTTCATAAATCTAACTATATTCCTGTTTTTAATTTAAAGGATTTAGTTGGTGTTAACTCTAAAGGTGGGCAAGTAAAATGAAAGAATTAATGCACGATGTACTTGACATGAGACAAGCAGGTTTTTCAATTGAAGCTATTGCTGATGCACTTAAATGTTCTACGGCATTGGTTGAATCAGCTATTGAATTTATAAATCAAATAGAAGAACACTATGATCAAAATAAGCCGTAGCCCTGAAAGAAATACCTTTCAAAAAGAAAATTATATAAAAAGACAAAGAACAATAGGTAAAGAAGTTCTTACCGAATACTTAGAAATGTGGGAACGTATGCGTGAACAACATGAAGATAATCTTGTAAACCCAGAATGGCAAAAAAACAACTTAGAATATGAATTACGAACTAATCAAGATATCTTGAATAAGGTGCGTAATAGTCGTGTTTATGCTCAAAATCTTTATGCGGCTATGTGTAATATGCGGTGGATAAAGTATGATAAACCTTGGTCATGTTCTTGGAGATACTCTGGTGGTATCATAGCAGATATGCGTGAAGAAGGCGATTATATAGATTGGTATTGCTCAGGCATTCGTTGTCGAGAAAGGATTTCAGCAGAAGACTGGATCAATCTTACTCCTGAGCAAGAGCAAAGATACACTGAGTCGTTAGACTTTGTAGGTGAAAGCTGTGTAACAGAAGAAATTAAAAAAGATTTATTAAACCTAGGTTGGATGCCTAAAGAGTGGGAACAAGATGAAAGTAGCAATTAATCGTTGTTTTGGTGGTTTTGGGTTGAGCGAAAAAGCTTTTGAGCTTTTGCTTGCCAAAAAAGGCATAGCTTTTGAGAAGCAAGACTCAGGTTCCAGACTGCTTGGTAATGAGTACTATGTAGCAGGACACCTTGGAGATCAAGAATACTACCTTAGTGATTATCAGTATTGTGAAGATCGCTCAGACCCAGACCTAATTGCTGTGATCGAACAGTTGGGAAAAGAATCAGATGGTTGGGCTGCTGATATTGCAGTAGTAGATATTCCAGAGGGTGTTGAGTGGCATATACACGAGTATGATGGTATTGAACATATCGCAGAAAATCACAGGTGCTGGTACGGTGACTAATACTGATCTTAGACAAGATAGCAAAGGCAGAGTACCAGAATGGCAACCTGGGCAAAGAGTATGGATTGCCTGTTTAAGTAGAGAAGCTACAGTTATTCAACAACTACTAAAGTGGGACTACCCCGAATCATTTTGGGGTAATGTGCTATTACAATATGATGATGGAGTACAAGGTACTTCTAACTCATGGCAATTATCTAGAGTTATTACATAAAAATGAAACAAGAATTTGATAAACTACTGTGCGAACGTTATCCAAAGATGATGATAAATCGCAATAAGAATATGAAAGAAACCTGTATGTGTTGGGGATTTGAATGCGGCGATGGCTGGTTCAATATTCTAGACCAACTTATGGGTAATATTCAACATCATATTGACTGGAATAATAAGAACTTTGAAAAAGGTTATAAGCAATATAAAGAAGTACCACAAGTTACACTAGATCAAGTTAAAGAAAAGTTTGGTACACTTCGTTTCTATTACTCTGGTGGTGATGATAAGGTTGATGGTATGGTTCGTATGGCAGAAAGCATGAGTGCAGTTACCTGTGAAGAATGTGGTAACCCAGGTAAGCAAGTAGGTGGTGGTTGGATTACTACTCTTTGCAAGACTCATGCTGAAATTAAGGGAATATACGGTGAGGAATAAAAATAATCAGTTAACTCTAAATCGTAAACAGTTAGAGAAACTTAATAGTATTGTATCCCACTTTAAAGAAATAGATCAATTTACTATTAAAGTAAGCCACCTTAGCGGTATTGGGCCTACTGTGGAGGTTGGTTTTGATCTTATCAATGAAATTGATGTTAAAGTAGATATTACAGATGTATCATCATGGTAAGCACTGAACAAACTCTTAAAGAGTGTAACGCTCTACTATTTGCCATGATAGGTAATAAAGAGTTGGTAGAAGTCTGGTGGCTAAGCTCTAATCTAGCATTTGGCGGTAAAACACCAGAAAGTGTTTTCTTGTACGATCCTAATTCAGTACTAAGATACATTTGGGGTTCTTGTGATGGTTATTGGTAAATAAATTGGAGTAAGATAATGAGTTTAGATGTTAATTTAATGGTTATTATGCCTATTCCTATTCATTCGCAGAATATTACCCATAATTTAGCTAATATGGCCAGTCAAGTTCATATTAATACTGAGTTAACATTATACGATGTGTTGTGGAGGCCTGAGGAACATAATTTAGTGTATGCTAAAGATATATCTGATCACTTACATACAGCATGGAATATCTTGCTATCTGAGCCAGATTTTTACAAACAGTTTAATCCTGAGAATGGTTGGGGTAGTTATGATACTTTACTTGGTTTTGTATACAACTATCGTAATAAATGTTACGACAACCCTGACGCACTAGTTGAGGTATCAAGATAATGAAAATTTCCAGAGCCGAACAGTATAGCCATAAAGTATGGCAACTTGAACTACAAAAGCAAAAAGATGCTCGTGAAGCTGCTTATCAAAAGGCATTAGAAAAGCGCACATTTGATAATATTATAGCTGAAAGAGTAGCTAGAAATATTCGTTTAGACCTTGATAAAGGTCGCAATATTGATATTGAGTGTTAAGTTATGAACTTTCAAATAAAAGAAATTGTGGATATGGCAAACTCAGTAGGTGATGATTTTACTAAACAAATCGTACAACTAACTGCTCGCCATTGTGTCCGTTTAGCCTTTTTAAACCCTAAACTAGATAGTATACAATTAAGTAACGTAATATCTAAAGAGTTTGATCTGCCCTTGGATAACTATGACCATTCGGAGTACTACTTCGATATAACAAGGAATCGTTAATGACTCCAAATGAAAGATTAAGAGAAATTATGGTACTTATAGATAGTACTATTAGTTTAACAGATGACCCTAAAGAACTAATATTACTATCTTATGCCATGGCTCATAGATCAAAAGAGTTACTAGACAGGGCAATAGGCCCAGAACAAAGAAGAATGTTAATGAGAGAGTTAGCAAAATGAAGAGAGTAGTGTTTTTTGTTGAACCAGAGTGGGCATACGGTGTAATACACTACGACCTCAGTAAGTGGCTTCAACGACACAATATCCGAGCATCCGTGATGCCTTGGAATAGACAGTATACCTTTCAAGAGGTACAAGATTTAGCACAGCATATAGATTATTTCGTCTCCACTCCTTATGGACTGGAGGCGTTATGCATTCATCACTACGGAATTCAACCCGAGCAGTGCATTGTAGTTTGCCACTCCAGAGAAGATGTAAATTACTTCTTAGATAAATTACCTGTAGACTTTCAAAATAGAATACTTAAATGGGCTGCTGTTAGTGATTGGGTTCGCGGCGAGTGGCAAGACCTTTTAGGGACTCAAGAAAGACAGCGTGCTATTGATGTTACTCCTTTAGGTATTGACTATTGGAACTTTCACTCACCAATAGCTGAACGATTAGAATCAGTTGGATATGCAGGTGCCTATAGAATTGGTCATAATGATCATATTAAACGCACTGATTTAGTAGATCGAATATGTGAACGATCTGGATTACCGCTAAAAGTGGCTATACAGTATCATAACCTATTTACTACTATGCAAGGTTTCTATCCCCAGGTTGGCGCAGTTCTTATAACTTCAACACATGAAGGAGCAGGGCTTCCTGCTCTTGAAGCTGCGGCTGCAGGTAGATTAGTATTATCTACACCTGTAGGTCACTGGGAGCGAATAAGCCCTACTGGGTGTATAGAGCTTCCTTTAGAAGCCGAAGCTTTAGTAGAACACTGCGCCGAGGCTTTGAGTTACTATAAAAATAATCCTAGTGAATATAGAACGCGTTGTTTACAAATTCAGGAATATGCAAAATCTTATGACTGGTCAGCAGGACCTATTGACCAGTGGGCAACACTTCTATCATGAAATATTGGAAATATGTAGTCGAAGAAGACTACGAGGGTGAACATTTTGGTTTTAGCTTAATATCTGAAAAAGATATTATTAAAGATTACTTCCCTGAATGGGAACGTGATATGAAAAGTATGGGTAGAGAAGATGAGATATCCTATGAAAATTGTATTCAAGAGTGGGTTATCTACTATCAAGCCTGGCAATAAAAAATATTTATTTGATTTCTTAATCAAACCGCATTATAATATATGAAATACTTAATAAACTTCTTAGCCGTTATATATTGGATAGCTGGCATAGTAATTGCTAAGGGCTTTTGGAGCACCTTTTTTGCAATTATCTTCCCGTTATGGGCATACTATTTATTACTTGAACGACTAATACAACAATACCTACCATCATGAAAATTTCAATTTGCAGCGATCTCCACCTTGAGTTTGGGGATCTTGATATTAAAAATACTGATCAAGCCGAAGTGCTTGTGTTAGCTGGAGACATTTGCGTTGCCAGAGATCTCTTAAAATTCAATGACACAGAGCTTCCTGGCTTTGCAAACTTTCGTAGCCAACGCTACCATGAGTTCTTTCAGCGTGTTTGCCAAGAGTGGAAGCATGTTATCTATGTTATGGGTAACCATGAGCACTATCATGGAGATTTTGCTACTACTGTGGCACATATTCGTGAATGCCTTGGCTACAATGTTAATCTTCATGTTCTTGACAAAGAGTGTGTTTTTATTAACGACATTCGCTTTGTTTGTGGTACTCTTTGGACAGACATGAACAAAGAAGATGAGTTAACACTGTACTCTATTGGTGGAGTTATGAACGATTTCCGTCTTATCAAAGACAGTCGTGAGCCAGTACACTTCCGTGATGAAGAAGGTACTTTTAGAACTCGTCTAGGCAGTTTTAGTCCTCAGGCATCTGTTGAAGATCATAAAGCAATGATTGAACTTATCCAAGACGAGTGTGCTCTTGATTGGGATAAAATTGTAGTGGTTGGACACCACGCGCCTTC